GGAATGACCGCCGACCACCTGAGGTCCCGGCTGGAGCCCACCGGGGCGCGCAAGATCGAGACCAGCGACCCCGCCTACTACCCCTCCCTCGCCGGGATCATCAACAACGAGTTCCGGGAGACCCCCTGGATGCGGGACCTCATGGCCGGGAAGGACCCCGCCGACGTCGCGGACTGGCTGCGCACCACCCCCGAGGGCCGCAAGGTCATCCAGGCGAACCGCTGGGACGACGACGTGATCGACGGCCAGGTGCTGAACATGAAGGCCCTCATCGAGAACTACCTGCCCGACACCGAACTGCGGGTCCGCGCTGCCACCGAGGACGTCAGCCCGAACTTCGTTCGTGCCCGCCTCGCAGGCCGTGAGGACGTCGTCCAGATCCACGGACGCGAGGTCCGGGAGGTCGCCGGGTACCTCGGCAAGGGCGACGCCCGTGGGGCGCTGGAGCGCTACGAGAACTTCATCCAGCGCGCCTTCCACTTCCTCGGCACCATGCCTGAGGACGCCGGGGCACGGTTCCCGCTCTACAACCACCTGTACAACGACTCGATGGAGCGCGCGATCCTCGCCAACTCCGATGCGCTGCACGCGATGGGCCAGGTGGAACTGAACGAGACGATCGGCCTGTTCGAGCAGGCATCCCGCGCACACGCCCTCGCCGAGGTGCGCCGCACCATCTACACGATCGAGCGCCGCCACAACGTCGCGGTCGCGGCCCGCTACGTCAGCCCCTTCCTCGGGGTCACCATCAACCGCTTCGGCTTCTACGGCCGGATGGCTGTGGAGCAGCCCCGCAACACCGCGCGCCTGTTCCTCGCCTACAACGCGATCCACACCGTCACCGACATCTACGGCCAGGAGCAGATCCCCGTCACCCTTCCGGGTCCGGTGGCGAAGGCCCTCGCCATCCTGCCCGGCTCCCAGTTCGACGGTCTCACCGACGGCCCCGTCGAACTGAACCTGTCCAAGCGCTCCCTCAACCTCATCGGCCAGGGCTCCCCCTGGTGGAACCCCGGCTTCGGCCCGCCCGTCACGGTGCCGGTGGCGGCACTGTCGCGCAACGCCGGGGAGGACCCGAACTGGCTGGAGAACCTCGTCATCCCCTACGGCTCCGGGCACAGCGTCCTCGATCAGGTGCTGCCGAACACCGTCCAGAAGTGGTGGGACACGCACCGCTCCACCGCCGAGTGGGGCAAGGACTTCTCCATGACCGGGGCGTACGAGACGTACCGGGCCAGCGGTGGGATGCGACCCATGCCCACCCACGACGAGATCGCCAAGCGCGCCGACGCCCTGGGCTGGATCAGGTTCCTGTCCGCCGCCGCTTCCCCCGTGGCCTCCGCGCCCCGCAACCCGCTCCAGACCCAGGCCGACTACATGAAGCAGATGCGGGACCTGGACCACAAGAACGGCACCAACAACGCGGACGCGGAGTTCCTGGCGAAGTACCCGGACTACTTCGACTTCATGGTGGCGCAGACCAAGAACCCCTACGGCGTCGACCCGGTCCACGCCAGCGTCGAGCGGCAGAAGACCCACAGCGACCTCCTGTCCGCTGTCATCAGCGCGGGCGGGGACACCTCCATCGCGGGACTCATCGTCGACGACCCGGACAAGGTGGGCGGCTACGACTCGACGGCCTTCAACTGGCAGAAGGCCAACCCGCTGTTCGCCGGGGCCGGGGGCTCCACCCGCCCGACCTTGGCGCTGGACGAGGCGCTGCGCTCCCGTGAGGAGTCCCACGGCTGGATCGAGTTCAACAAGGTCGACGTCGACATCAAGGAGATGCTGAAGGCGCGCGGGCTCACGTCCACCTCGCAGTCCGGCGCGCAAGACCTGGCGGCCCTGAAGTCCTCCATCGTCGACAAGATCGCCGCCGACTACCCGGCGTGGGGGGACGCCTTCCAGCAGCGCGACGGCTCCTACTACTCCCGCAACGCGCGCTCGTTCGTGGCGATCGCCGCCGACGACAAGATGTACGACGACCCGATCGTGGGACGCTGGCTCCCGCAGGCCGTCCAGTACCTGACGCTGCGCCAGGACATCACCGACATGCTGGCGGAGCGCGCGAAGGCCGGTGGCTCGGACACGTTCAGTGCACAGTCCAACTCCGATCTCCAGCAAATCTGGGCGGCGACCACCACGAAGATGAGCGCGTCGAACCCCGCCTGGGCGGACGTCTTCAGTCGATACTTCGACAACGACAACATGATCCCGGCAGGGGTGACGTACTGATGGTGAAGACCAAGGAACAACTGGCAGCCGAGAACGGCGTCCCGGTGCCCACCATCGAGGGTCAGGGCGGGAACGACCCTGCGCTGTACTGGGGGCCGTGGGTGCAGGCCGCTGGCATGAGCCCCGGCGCGCTGAAGCCACGAGCCGGGGGGAAGCGACCCACCGACGCCCTGTTCAACGCCCAGGTGCCCGACTTCGACCCCATGTCGCAGGCCGCGCCCGGCTCGTCCCTCGGCCTCCAGGCGACAGGGGTGTCCACCGACTACTACTCCCAGGTCCCGAAGGCCGCCCAGGAGGACTACTCCGACGAGGCCCGGCACTCCCAGAGCACCGTGAACGGCGCGATGCAGTACCTCGCCCAACTCCAGGCCACCGACTACGAGTCGTTCTTCAAGATCGGCGACGAGATGGTCCACCTGGGCTTCCTGAAGCCCGGCTACCAGCCCGCAGACGTCTACGGGGTGTGGGAGGCGGCCGCGAAGAAGGCCGCGTTCGTCTTCAACAACGGCCAGGGGACGCCCCTGACCATCAACCAGGTGCTGCACATGGACTCCCCGAAGTTCGGTGGGTCCGGCCTCAGCAGCCTCGCTGGCACCCAGACGGGGGCGGGCAGGATGACCACCCACTCCGACACGTCCCAGGCGAACATCTCGTCGCTGTCGGAGATCAAGGGCGCAACCCGGTCGCTGTCCGCCGACGCCCTCGGCCGGGACGTGTCTTCGAGCGAACTGGCGCGGATCGCCGCCTACGTCCAGGGCGCGCAGGCCAACAACCCCACCATCACCGACCGCACCGACGTGACCACCGGGGTGGACGCCACCATCAACACCCCCGGTCACAGCAGCACGAAGTCCACGGTCGTCACCCACGGCGGCCTCGACGCGAACACCACCATCGAGGACCGGCTGCGGGAGAACCCTGACTACGCCGAGCACCAGGCCGCCGCCGTCTACGCGCCTGCCCTGTTCCGGGCGCTGGGGGCCACCGTATGAGCACACCCACCATCGAGAACGGCCCACCACTCACCTCCCAGGACCAGTGGGCGATCCCTGCGCCGGGGGAACTCCCCGACCCGGAGTCGCTGGCCGCCGCGAACGGTGAGACGGAGACCCCGGCCCCGCTCGCCGACAGCGCCACGCCCACCACCACGACGACCGTCACGTACATGGACGACCTGCCGACGATGCCCGGCAAGGGCTCCGGGGTGACGGACATCGCCAAGGACTGGCTCGGGGTGAAGTACGTCTACGGCGGCAACAACCGTCAGGGGATCGACTGCTCCGGCCTCACCCAGCAGGTCTACAAGGCAGCGTTCGGGATCTCCCTGCCGCGCATCTCCTACCAGCAGGCCAACGGTGGGGACCGGATCGGCTGGGACAAGATGAAGGCCGGGGACCTCGTCGCCTGGGACAACTCCTCACGCAACAACGGTGCGGACCACATCGCCATCTACATGGGCAACGGGTGGATCATCGAGGCACCGCACCCCGGTGCCCTCGTGCGGCTGCGGAAGTTGGACTTCAACGGCTATGACGCGAAGGCGTGGGGAGTGACGTACAGGTGACGAAGCAGGACACCCTCGACAACCAGGTGCTCGCGCAGACCTACGGCTTCAACCTGGCGTTCTTCCGGGACAACCCGGACCTGAACAAACTGTTCAAGACCGCCGTGAAGCAGAACTACACCCCCGAGGAGTTCATCGCCCGGCTGCGCGGCACCGGCTGGTTCAAGAAGCACGGCGACACCGCCCGGCAGTGGCTGGTCCTCAACGCCACCGACCCTGGCACGGCGAAGCAGCGCCTCAACCAGCGCATGGCGAACGTCACCCAGATGCTGGGGCGCTCCGGGGTCGCCAGCCACGCCGGGTACGTCGACGACCTCGCCCGGAAGTCCCTCCTGCTGGGCTGGGACGACGCCCAGTTGTCCGCCGTCATCGCCAAGTCCTTCGACTACAACCCGGACAAGGTCTACCAGGGGACCGGCGGGGACGCCATCGCTGCGGTGAAGAAGACGGCGGCCGACTACCTCGTCCCCGTCTCCGACGGCACCATCGAGCGGTGGGCGCGAGCCACGATCGCCGGCACGGCCACAGTGGACGACTACACGAACTGGGCGAAGGAGCAGGCGAAGTCCCTGATGCCCGCCCTGACGAAGCAGATCGACGCGGGGATGACGGTGCGCGACCTCGTCGACCCGTACGCGCAGATCGCCGCGAAGACCCTGGGGATCAACCCGGAGGCTATCGACTTCACGCAGTCCAAGTGGCGCAAGGCCGTCGACCAGGTGGACCCCACGACCGGGGACCGCACCATGAGTTCCCTCACGGACTGGGAGACTCAACTCATGAAGGACCCCACCTACGGCTACGACAAGTCGACGCCGGGCCGTGAGCGCGGGGCGCAGTTCGCCACGAAACTCGCTCAGACGATGGGTGCGCTCTGATGGCTACCAGCACCGGTCCCTCGGGCGCGACGAAGGCCACCAAGCCCACCACGGGTGGCACCCCCAGTACCCCACCGCCCGCCACCACACCTCCGGCGGGCGGTGGGCTCCCGCCTGGCACGTCACCGGAGGACGCCTCCGCGAAGGCCGCCATCAACAGGGTGCTCACTGATCTGGGGCTGCCGCTGACCCTGGGTGACTGGATGTGGGACCAGCACCTCAACGGGGTGCCCGACGACCAGATTTGGCTGGACCTGCGCCAGCGCCCCGAGTACAAGGCGCGCTACCCGGCGATGGAGGAACTGTCCCGGCAGGGCAGGGGCATCACTGAGGCGCAGTACAGCGCCTACGAGACGGCGATCTCCGACCTGTCCCGGCAGTACGGCGTCCCCCCGGACATGTACGCCACGTCGGAGGGGGTGGCGAACCTGCTCACTAAGGGCGTGTCCGTGAAGGAGGCCAACGACCGCTTCCAGATCGCGTCGAGCGCCGCGTTCACCGCACCCGCCGAGGTCCGCCAGGCCCTGGCCGCGATGTACGGGGTGGACCACGGCAACCTGATCGCCTACTGGCTGGACCCCGACAAGGCGATGCCGCTGGTGCAGCGCCAGTACGACGCCGCCCAGATCGCGGGTGCCGCCACCCAACAGGAACTGGGCATCGACGTGCAGACCGCCGAGGATCTCGCCGCGCGAGGGATCACGTTCGACCAGGCGCGCACCGGCTTCGGCCAGGCACAGCAGGCGTACGGGCTGGACTACGCGGCCGGGGAGGGCACCACGCAGGCTGAGCGGGTCGCTGCGGCCTTCGGGGACGCCGACGCGCAGGCGAAGGTCACCAGGATCCAGCGGTCCCGTGCAGCGGCCTTCCAGGGCGGCGGCGGGCCACAGGCGGCCGCGACCGGAATCTCCGGCCTGGGTGTCGACTCCGCCTGAGCGCCCAAAGTTTGGGCACCCGCGTAGGGTGCTGACCACTCGCACCCCCGCGAGGCGATGAAGGGGAGAGGCATGACCACCGAGAACTATGACGAGGTACGCGACCCCGCTGAGCAGAGGCAGGGCGAGGAGCAGCGCTCCGACGCGGAGTGGGCGGCGCTGCGCCGGGAGAAGAAGGCCAACAAGGACAAGGACCAGGAGATCGCCAACCTGAGGCGTGAGGCCGCGTTCCGCGACGCGGGCATCAACCCGAACGCGGACGACGCGCTCACCAAGATGTTCGTGAAGGGCTACGACGGTGAGGCCACCGCCGAGGCCATCAAGGCGGCCGCGCTCGCCGTGGGCTTCGTGGACGACGCAGCCCCCCCGCCCGTCGATCCCGTCGTGGACGCGGCCCCGGACTCCGCAGCGCGGATCGCCAACGCGGCAGCCGGTGGGGTCACCGAGGTGCCGGAGGGCACCCAGGCCCTGGACGAGGCGTACCGCACGGGTGGTGTCGAGGCGATGCTGCGGGCGGCCACCGCTCAGGGCATCACCGTGACACCGGAGTCCGGCAGCAACTACTGACCCAGCGACCCACCGGCCCGCCCCTACTCCTGGGGGGCGGGCCGGTGCTATGTTGTGCCCACGACGGCTGAGAGGCCGACGGCTGAACCCAGGTGTCCCGCTCCCTGAGACGAGCGGAACCGCCCCGAGGGGCGAGGTACGACGGTTCCGCCTCAGCGCGCTGCGCTGCCCTCTCACTTCGTCGAATGGATGCCTCTCATGGCTCTGACTGCCCCGGCGGCCAACAACGTCTCCCCTCTGACCGAGGTCGACAACACCGCCAACCCCGCTGCTCTGACCAGGGTCGGCCCGCGTACTGCCGGTCTGCCCACAGGTTCGGACCAGATCGACTCCCTGATCACCAGGGCGTACGACCTGGCCGCGTACACCCCGTTCCGCCGTCGGCTGTGCTTCGCCGAGGCCGCGACCGCCAAGATCACCCGGCAGTCGCACAACGGTGCCGTCGTGCAACTCAACCTGGTCACCGACCTGGACGACAACCCGGTGACCGCGACCCTCGTCGAGGACTACGACGTGGTGCCCACGCCGCTGACCTCGTTCAAGTCGGACATCATCCTCAACGAGTACGGCCGCGTCGTGACCACGACCGCCCTCGCTCGCGGGACCACGATGATCCCCCTGGACCCGATCGCTGCGGAGCGTGTCGGCTTCAACATGGGAGCCACGTTCGAGCGGCTCGCCTACAACACGGTCATCGCGGCCGGTGGGATCACGAATGCCGGTGCTGCCGGTGGCGTGCCCGCAGTCGTGACCGGCTCCACCCCCTCCGGTGTCCTCCGGGCGGCGTCGCAGTCGTTCAAGACGAACAACGTGGCCCCGTACGACAGCGGCCACTACAAGGCCATGATGGCTCCGTCCGCCGAGACCGCCCTCCGTGGCGAGGCTGACGCGGCCGGGTGGCGCTACTGGCAGATCAACCAGAACCACGAAGGCGGCACCGGCTCCATCGCCGAGGGCTACGTCGGCACCTACGAGAACTTCGACATCTACGTGACGTCGCTGCTCACCGCAGGCGCTGTGGTCTTCACCGGCAAGGACGGCCTCGCCAAGGCGTCCTCGATGGCAGCAGGCTTCGGCCCGATGCCGTCGGTGGTCGTGTCCCCCGTGGTCGACCGGCTCCGCCGGTTCGCCTCCGTCGGCTGGTACTGGCTCGGTGGGTTCGCCCGCTTCCGCGCCGAGGCCACCCTGACCGGGGTCATCACCTGATCCTGAGCGTCTGCCGGAGGGGCGGAACCCCTCAGCGCCCGCCCCTCCGGCTAACCTCAGGTCAGATGACCCGACGAGAGGAACGATCATGGGCTTGACCATCGCGGAGTCGCAGTCGGCTCTGGACAACCGGTTCCCGACCTCGGGTGCCACCGACCACATCGGCTACAGCACCAACGGCACGTCGGAGTTCGCGAACCTGGCCCGCACCCCGATCGGTGCGACCGGCTGGGCTGCGGCCACCTCGGCTGATCCGTCGGTGAAGGCCAACAACGCTGCCCTGACGTCGGCGGCTGTGGTGACGGCGGGTGGCACGATCACGCACTTCGCCATCTACACGGCGCTCACGGCTGGCACGATCCGCACGGACTGGCAGGCTCTGAACACCTCGCGCACCCTGGCCGTGGGAGACCAACTCTCCTGGGCCATCGGTGCGTGCCAGATCACCCTGACCTGACCCTAGGAGCCCGCCGTGGCCGTTTCACCACAGCACGTCACGCTCGTCGGGGCTGCCGTCTCCACGCTGACCTTCGACCTGGACTTCGACTTCATCGAACTCATCAACGTGGACGGGACGGCGGCCGTCTACTACACGTTCGACGGCTCGGCCCCGACTACGACACCCAACAACGGCACCTTCGTGCTCCCGGCGGTGGTCGGCTACACGATCGAGCGCCGGAACAACACGGTCGGGGTGTCGGTCGTGAAACTGATCTCGACCGGTACCCCGAAGGTCGCTGTTGCTGGTCGACTGAGGTAAGCCGTGTCTGCCGTCACTCACGTCAACGACACGGCATCCACGGCGAACGGAACGTCTTACGCATCGGGCTCGTTCACCCCGCCTGCGAACGGCTACCTCGTCGTGGTGGTCGCGGCCATCGCCTCGACGCTGGCTGCGCCCACCCTGACGGCGTCCGCGAACGGCCTGACCTTCGAGCGCTCGTCGGTGCAGGCGGACACCACCGGGTCGTCCGGTGGGCACCTGTACGTCTTCGCCGCTGAGCAGAAGACGCCCGGCTCACCGTCGGCGATGACGGTGACGTTCGACTGCACGGGTGACGCCGCAGCCGGGTGCTTCATCTTCGTCGAGTCCGTCACGTCGATGTTCCGCTTCGGCGCTGGCGCTGGTGAGGCGCTGCTCCAGGTCGGCAAGGTCGACGAGGTCGCCTCCGGCACAGCCCCCACGGTGCCGTTCGGCTCGAACGTGCTGACCGCGAACCCGACGATCTTCGCCCACGTCGGCGTGGTCGCCACCGGGGTGACGCCGCCGTCGGGGATGACGGAGCGCGCTGACGACGCGATCGCTACCCCCGCGATGGGCGCGTCGATCCACACCCGCGACTCAGGGTTCACCGGCTCCTCGATCACCCTGGGCTCAGCGGCCGGTGCGTGCTGCGCCATCGCCATCGAGATCGACACCTCGAACACGACGACGTCCTTCGCGGCCTCGGGCACGATCGCCTGCACCTCGGCTCTGGTCGGCAGCGCGCTCATCCAGTACACGCGGGTTGAGTCCTTCGAGACCGGCACCAACGGCGTCGACTACACGCCGCCCTTCGGGGTGGGGGTGACCGCGCCCACCACCCTGAAATACTCCTCGGCTGCGAACATCGGTGACGGCGCGCTGGGGGTACGTGGCACCTCCGGTGACGCGGTCGCCGCGAACAACTTCTACTCCTTCGGCTGGGTGCTGCCCAACGGTGCCGCCGACGACGAGCCGAAGCACTGGACCACATTCACGTTCCGCACCTCAGTGCTCGACGCGAACACCCCAGGGATCCTGTACGGCCCAGGCGTGTTCATCCTGATCGACTCCTCGTTCCACCTCCAACTGGCCGACTTCACGACGGTGCGCGCCACCACCTCGACCGTGCTCGCCGCGAACACGAAGTACACGGTGGCCGTCCACTACGACCTGCCGGGGAACGTCTGCAAGATGCGCCTCTACTCGGCGACCGGGGTCCTCCTGGAGGACGAGACGACCCTAAACGGGGCCTTCAACATCGGAGGCGACCAGGACAACTTCACGATCCGGCGCAACCGGGACACCTTGGGCACGGTCTGGGACTGGGACCGGATCGGGTACTCCAACGTCGACTGGATCGGCCCCCCCAACGCCACCCTGTCGGCGTCCGGCACCATCGCCGTCGTCTCAGGACAGTCGGGCAACGCGACGAAGGTCCCGCAGATCGCGGCAGGGACCATCCCGGTCGTCTCGGGGCAGTCCGGCAACCCGACCAGGGTGCCCCGCACCTTCACGGCGGCGGGCACCATCCCGGTCCTGTCGGCGCTGTCCGGGGACGCGGTGCGGCAGGTCCCCGCGTCCGGCACGATTCCCGTCGTCGCCAACCTCGTCGGTGACGCCGCGCGGATCCCGTTCGCGCCGTTCGTCGCCACCGGCACCATCACGATCGTCTCCGCGCTGGTCGGCAACCCGACCCGCGTCACCCTGGTGCTGGGCGCGTCGGGCACCATCCCCGTCGTCTCCGGTCAGGCGGGCACCGCGACCGCGAAGTTGAAGGTGTCGGGGACGATCCCTGTCATCTGCACCCTGTTCGGCAACGTCAGCGGCACCACCGCGTCGGCGTCGGGCACCATCTCGATCGTCTCCACGGTCAGCGGCAGCCCTGAGCCGCCGCCGCCCAACACCACTCTGTACCGGCTGGTCCTGCCGGTGGGCCGTGACGACCACCAGCGGCCCCACAAGCCCATGTGGGAGCGCTACCACTACCAGCCGTCCCAGTTGGCGCTGCTGCTGTACCGGGACGGCACCGTCATCCCGACGTGGACCTTCGAGCGGCCCGAGTACCTGACGGCTGAAGCAATCGCAGGAGGTGGGCGCGACAGCCAGTTCCGGGCCGACTCGTGGGAGGCGGCAGTCCTCACGGCTGCGGGGTACACCCTCGAACTGGTGACCTGACGTGATCGGCAACCCGGTCGCTGGGACGCTCGCCGACCACGCGGCCGCGACCACCACCGACATCCCGTACCCGGCGTCCCCTGCTGCCGGTGATCTGTTGGTCTTCGCACTGTTCCTGGCGGCGACGTCGGTCACCACGCCGGGCGGCTGGACGCTGGCGAAGCAGGAGTTCTCCACCGGCACCACCTCGCCGATGATCTCGGTGATGTACAAGGTCGCCACCGGGTCGGAGTCCGGCAACCTCACCGTGACCCACGCGAGCGGCACCGCCCAGGGCCAGATGTGGAAGATCAGCGGGGTCGACCAGGCGACCCCGATGGACGTGGCCGCGACCTCGATCTCCGCCGGGGCGGTCGCCACCTACGTCATCCCGTCGCTGACGACGACGATGATCAACACGCTGCTGATGGCGTTCGGTGTCACGAACAACGCGACCGCGACCTGGGCACCGCCGTCGGGCTTCACCGAGATCCTCGACTCCCTGGTGCGCAACCCGTCGTCGAACGCGAACTACAAGCAGCAGGCCGCCTCGGGCGCGACAGGCACCGTCACCGTGGACGCGAGCACCACCGTCAAGGGTGCGGGCATCCTCATCGCCCTGCGCCGGGACATCCCCACCGCGTCCGGCACGATCGTGGTCACCTCCGGCCTGGTGGGCAACGCGCAGGGCCTGTTCGCGGTCTCGGGCACCATCGCGGTGGTCTCCGGGCTGGTGGGTGACGCCACCAAGTCGGCCAACGCGGCGTCCGGCACGATCGCAGTCGTCTCCAACCTGGTTGGGAACCCGCAGATCGTTCTCGGGGCACCGAACGTCATCCCCGTCGTCTCCAACCTGGTTGGGAACGTCACCGCGAAGTTCCAAGTCAGCGGCACCATCCCGGTGGTCAGTGCCCTGGTCGGCAACGCCCAGACGAAGACCCCCGCGAGCGGCACCATCACGGTCGTCAGCGGCCTCGTGGGGGCCGTAACCGCCCGCGACGTGGCTTCGGGCGCGATCCCCGTCGTCAGCGCCCTGGTGGGCTCTGTGACCGCGCGGATGGTGGTCGCAGGGACCATCCCGTGCGTCGTCACCCTGTCCGGCAACCCCACGATCGCAGCCGGGGCAGGTCCGAAGGCCGCCAGCGGCACCATCGCCGTCGTCTGCGTGCTGCACGGCAACGTCACCAACATCGGGCCAGTTGTCCTGGTCCGGCTGCGCCTCGACCGGGGTTTCGACGACCACGGCCGCACCCAGCCCAACCCCCACCAGATCGCCTACCCGCTCACCCAGACGGCGCTGCTGCTGTTCCACGACGGCACCGTCATCCCGGTGCGGGACCTGGAGGGGCCGCTGTACTTCGCCGCTGACGCGGTGGTGGGCGGCGGGCACGACTCCCAGTTCCTGTCCAACGCCTGGGAGGCTCACGTCCTGGCTGACGCCGGATACGTCCTAGAGCCCGTAACCTGATGGCAGCCGAGGAGGCAGCAACGTGACGACGATGGCTGATCTGGTCAACGAGGTGCGCTCGATGCTCTCGGGCTCGATGGGTGACGAACTCACCACCCTGTCCGAGCCGTACATCGCTGGCTCCGGCCTGCTGAACTTCCAGTACCCGAAGCGCGCGATGACCGCAGGGGCGACCCTCAGCCTCGGGCTCAACACGTTCTACGTCCTGGAGACCGCGTCCGGTGGGTTGCAGGCCGTAGTCCTGCCGTCCTATGACGGTGGCCCCGACGAGGACGCGGTGCTGGGCTCCGTCGTGAGGGTGAAGCCGCGCTACACGAACTGGGCGATCTTCCGGGAACTCAGCCAGGAGTTCGCCACCCTCTCCTCGCCGACCTCGGGGCTGTACTCCGCGCAGTGGTTCGACGCTCCAGTCGACTGGGCCTACGGGACGTACGAGTTCCCGGAGGAGTACGGCGACCCACTGCGTCTCGTCAGGGCCAGGGCCAAGATCAGCGGCACCACCATGTGGCACCCGATCAACTCCGCCGAGTACCAGCCGGAGCAGAGGGTAGTGCGGACCACCGACATCCCCGACGGCGCGGTCACCGTGGAGTTCACCTTCGCCATGCGCTTCGGGACGCCGGTCTCCCTCACCGACGACCTCGAAGACCTGGGCCTGCCCCCGGAAGCGTCCGACCTGCCGACGCTGGGGGCGTGCGCGGCGCTGTCCCTGGCCGGTGAGTCCCGCCGTAACCAGCCGTTCGCGCAGGGTGACTCCCGCCGGGCCGAGGAGGTCCCGCCGGGGGCCAGCACGTCGGTGTCACGGGAGTTCGCCCGCGCCTACAAGCAGCGCGTCGACGAGGAGGCCGCCCGCCTGGTCGCCACCTTCGGCGGCTACTACAGCCAGGTGCCGTCCATGCACGACGGTCGCGCCTGGGGCGGTGGGATGTACCAGTGACCACGGAGCCGTTCTTTCAGCAGGTCACCCAGGACTTCGACGCCCCGTACTTCGAGGGTTCGGGGCCTCGGGAGCCGGACAACCTGGCGCTGCCGGTCTCGCTGGACGGGCGCGCGTTCCTCGTGGATACCAGGCCGGAGACCGGGCAGACCCGCTTCCAGCGAGAATCGGTCCAACTCCTCCACACCCAGCAGCAGGACTCCTCCGGCGACCAGACCCTGGTGCCCCCGGAGATGTGGCGGCGCATCGTCGAGTCATGGCACTTCGGTCAGGGCCAGACCCGCTACGACCGGGTGAACTCCCTGCCGTACCGCTTCAAGTCCTCGGAGGGCATCAACGTCTGGGACGAGTGGGGCATGTCCCTGCTGAAGGAGACCCAGAACATCCGTGCGCTGGCGGCGGGCGCGTCGATGCTCGTCTCCCTCAACGTCGACACCCTCTGGGTCGGCGTGGGCTCCACCGGGTACTGGTGGTCGGGCCTGTCCGCTGGTCCCTTCCCGCCCGCTGCCCCCACGACCATGTCGATGGGTGCGGCCGTGGTCAGCGCCACCACCGACGGCAAGAACCTCTACACCCTGTCCGACGCAGGCGTGGTGAAGAAGTGGACCGACGCGACCACCTCCACGACGTTCGCCACGGTCACCACCTTCCAGCCCACGAAGGCAGTCATCCGCTACATCAAGGGGTTCCTGCTGGTCGGCAACGGGAACCGCCTCGTGGACGTCACCACGGGCGCACCCCTGGTCGTGTTCACCCACCCCCTGGTCGACTTCTACTGGGTCGACATGTGCGAGGGCCTGTCCAACGGCTTCCTGCTCGGCGGCATGGGCGACCGCTGGCTGATCCAGTCCATCACCGTCTCCAACGACGGCCTGACCCTGGCCCCACCGATCGTCGCCGCCCCCCTGCCCGAGGGTGAGGTGGGCTACGCGCTCGGGGCCTACCTCGCCTATGTGGTGGTGGGCACCAGCGCGGGCTGGCACTTCGCGGTGCCCGGCGGGGACGGCCAGTTGCAGGTGGGCCGCCTAGTGAACACCGACCTGCCGGTGCGCTGCTTCGAAGGCCAGGACCGCTTCGTCTGGTTCGGGCAGTCCGCGACCACCGGGGCGTCCGGGCTGGGCCGCGCGGACCTGTCCACGTTCATCCAGCCCATGACCCCCGCCTCCGCCTCCGACCTGGCCGCCGACGACGTGGGGATCGTGCGCGGCGTCACCACCGTGGGCGCTGGGGCGGGTGGGCTCGGGCGCAGGGTGTTCACCGTGGACGGCGTCGGGGTCTTCATGGAGGGCGACAACCTGGTGCCCATCGGCACCCTCAACCAGGGCGTCATGACGTTCGGCACCTCCGACCCGAAGATGGGCCTGTACGCGCAGTTGTACTCCGAGCCGCTGCACGGCGGCATCCAGGTCGACGTGTCCTGGGACTTCGGCCCGCAGGAGGTCGTCGCGGAGGCCACCGCACAGGACTCCCTGTCCGCTGGCAACATCCCCGCTGCCCGCAGGTTCGCGTCCGCGTCGTTCATCTTCACCCTGACCCGCGCGACGGAGGACCACACGGAGGGTCCGCGACTGACCCGGCTGGAGTTCCGGGCCATCCCCGTGACGGGCCGGGCGAGTGAGTGGCGGGTGCCGCTGCTCGTCCACGACGACATCACCTACGACAACGTCAGCGCGGGCCGTGACGTCATCTCCGACTTCGACATGCTGATGGAACTGGTCGAGTCCAGGCGTGAGTTCGACTACCGGGAGGGCACCAGGCTCTACCGTGTGCATGCGGTCGACTTCCTGTGGGTGCCGCACCACCTGACCTATGACGGGGACGCCTACAACGGCACGTACCTCATCGTTCTAAGGGAGATCCGCTGATGGTCGCTACCCGCCGGTCCTACGCAGGAGGCGCGAAGGCCGCTGCGCTCACCGCACCCATCTCCGCGATCAGCGCGACCCTGATCTGCGACGCCCTGCTGGGCTGGCCCACCGGCTCCCTCGGGAACTTCGCGGCGTGCATCAACCGGGGTGAGGCCAACGAGGAGAAGATCCTGTGCTCGGCGTCCTCGGGCGGCAACCTGACGGTCGTCCAGCGCGGCTACGACTCCACGTCGCCCTCCGCGCACGGCTCCGGTGAGACCGTCGAGCACGTCTTCACCTCCATCGACGCGGACGAGGCCAACCAGCACAACTCCGCCGTCTACGGCCACGGCATCCCCTCCACCGACCGTCTCGTCGGCGAGCAGGCCACCCAGGTGCTCACCGGCAAGACGATCGACGGTGACCTGAACACCCTCCTCAACATCGACCTGGCGTCCTCGCCGGAGACGCTGGGGCGCATCGTCGCCATCGAACTGGTGAACACCACCCAGACCAACGACATCGACGCGCTGCCCACCTTCGGTGAGGTGAACGCGCTCATCGCCCCCGTGGCGGCTGCGGTCACGGCGGGCGACACGGTGCGCTACACGAAGACCGAGTCGGACGCCCGCTACCCGCTCATCACCCAGACTTACACGAAGACCGAGGTCGACGCGCTGTTCACCGCCCACCTCGCGGCTCTGCACGCCGACACTGGATGGATCGTGGCGCTGACCGGCTTCACCGCAGCGACGGGCTTCTCCCTCCAGGCCATCAAGTACCGGGTGCTCGGCAAGGTGGTCTACCTGTCGGCGGCCATGACCCGCACCGGGGCGGACCTGGTGAACACCCTGGCGGGCAACCCGGCGAACACGGTCCTGCTGTCGGGGATCGCGGCGGCGGTCACCCCCGCGCAGGACCAGGGGTTCTCCTCCGCCGGGGACGACACGACCCTGTCCTCCCGCGACATCGTGGGCACGGTGACCGCATCCGGGACGGTGGTGCTGACCGCGATGGGCGGCACCTCCGACCTGACCACCGGCACCCGAGTGCTGTTCTCGGCCGTCTACTTCAAGGACTGACGTGGCAGGCTGGTACCAGCGAGCGGACGGGACCTGGGCGAAGGTCGTCCAGTCCCAGATCCAGCCACCCCCGACGCCGCTGGTCTCCTGGTACCAGCGGCCCGACGGCTCCTGGGACCCGGTCCGGGTGTCCGGCACCCGACCCACCTCACCGCCTGTCATCACCGTGTTCGACGCGCGCGGCACCATCGTCGTCGTCTCCGCGCTGAACGGTGTGGCGAACAAGGTCGGCGCAGCCGTCACCCTCACCGCGTCGGGCACCATCCCAGTGGTCACGACCACGGTGGGCGCGGCGACCCGCACGTTGCAGACCCTCCCGGCGGCCGGTGGGATCATCCTCACGACGACCGTGGTGGGCAACCCGACGGTCGCGCAGCACGTCTTCGCGGCGTCCGGCACGATCGCGGTCGTGTCCGGGCAGTCCGGCAACCCGGCTCGCGTCCCTGTGGTGCGCGCTGCGGTCGGCACGATCACCCTGACGACGCTGCTGTCCGGCAACCCGAACGTCCCCACCGGCACGTCGACCATCCTGATCGGCTGCTCGGACTCCCCGAACGACCACGGTGGCACCGAGAACTGGGACGGCTGGCGCGACTACACGAAGAACGCACGCGACCAGCGGCTGGCGAAGACCGGGGCGCAGGCGGTGAAGTACATCGCCTACTCGGAGGGACCGACCCCGTTCACCACCGGGGTGGCTGCCACTCGACAGCACGTCATCGACGACCTGAATGCCGTCTACTACATCGGCGGTGCCACCAGCCAGACCCGCAACCTCCAGAACTGGGGCAAGAAGATATTCTGGTCCAACGGCAACGAGATGGACGACAAGGGCCTGCTCGGACCAGACGGTCGCGCCCCAGGGTCGGTGTCGAACGCGAACCTGACGGCGTTCCAGAACTCTCAGCAGGGGCTGTGGGAGGGCTGCAACTTCGTCGACCCGACGACCGGCCAGCGCCGCTTCCCCGACGCCTATGCCTCCGTGGACCCCACCCAGAACCACGAGTTGGACGGCATCGTCGAGGACTGGACGTCCTTCGGGAACGTCGCCATGTACATCGACCACATGTTCTGGTCCGGCTACGCGCAGGGTCGCCAGTTCGGCAACGGGTCGCAGCCCCGGTGGGACTGGCCGTCCCCCCTAAACACCCCGTCGGTGCGCGCCGACGCACAGCAGGGCAACCTGATGCGCTGCTTCTTCCGGACCAACGAGGTGCGGCTGCGCAAGCGCGCCCTGCTCGGCCCCTCCGCCGACATCACCATCGGCATCGGCGAGTACGGCTACCCGTCCGACCCGACGGACAACACCGCCCGGCCCTACTTCATCGTCTACGGCGCGATCGGCGAGGTCGCCCGGCTCGGTGTCCAGTTCAACATGAAGGTCGAGCACTTCACCTACTGGGACAACGCCAAGGCTGGGGCTCAGCCGCACAACATCCTCACCGATGAGCCCCCGAACTCCGACCACGGCGGCACCGGGACCACCAACCCGACGACGACGTTCGCGCTAAAGAACTGGAAGACCCTGGACTACCGCCAGCCGGGCGGGGCGAAGCACGCGAACTGGGCGGCGAACCCGAAGGCGTCCTGGAACCAGACCGGCACACCTATCTAGGAGCACACTGAGCGCATGGCTGACTGGAGACCCGCGAAGTCCATCGTGGTCCTGCTCGACAACGTCAACGACCTGTGGCCGAACAGGTCCACCGCCTCAGACGGCATCAAGGGCGACCCTGCGCACGCCAACCGGGACTCTGAGCACAACCCGAACGGCGCGGGCGTGGTCACCGCAGTGGACATCACGCACGACCCGAGTGGTGGCCCCGACGGGGATGACCTGGTGAAGGCGCTCCTGGAGATCGTCGAGACCCATCCCGCGCCGTGGTACATCGTGTGGAACCGGCACATCTGGTCACGCACCGACGGCTGGGTCAGGCAGAACTACACGGGTGAGAACCCGCACACGAACCACGTCCACATCTCCATGATGCAGACCCGCTCCCGCTACGATTCGACTCGCCCCTGGAACCTGGAGGACCACATGCCCCTGTCCGCCGCCGATCTTGCGAAGATCCGCCAGATCGTGAAGGACGAAGTGCTCTCCAAGGACGTCCAGAACCTGGGCACCGACGAACCGAAGGACACGACCACCCCGCGCCTCATCCTGGAGCGGGACCACCGACGCATCACGCAGATGCACAACGTCATCGTCCGAGGCCAGACGGCCGCATCCCAGGGAGCGACACCATGACCAACCCGTTCACGATGATCCCGGCCGCGCTGCGGCTCACCCTGTACATGGTGGTCGCCTTCGGGGCGCTCATCCTCGGCGCGATCCAGGTGTACCAGGCCAACGCCTTCCCCGGCTCCCCGCAGCCGTCGTGGATGGACGGCGCGCTGGCGGTCGTCGCTTACATACTTACCCCGCTGGCGGGTATCACTGCTGCGTCGAACGTCTCGGACCCGACGCCACCCCCGGAGGAATGACATGCCCGAGTGGGCCATCATCCTGATCGTCGTCCTGCTCGTCGTCCTACTGATCGGAGTGCTTCGTCCATGACCGAGTCCAAGAGCAAGTTCCAGGTGACCTGCATGGCCTGTGGGGAGACCCACGACGCCTCCACACCGGAGGCCGCAGCCAAGTTCGCCGAGAAGCACGGCGCTGACACGGGCCACTCCACGATCACCGAGAACGTCATCGGCGACGGCGACGGCGCTGTCCGCACCCACGCTACGCAGGCAGCGCAGGCGTTCAAGGACGCCCAGAAGGCCCCGGTCGTCACCTCCGCGCAGATCGACGCGCAGGAGGCGAAACTCCACGAGGTGAGCGCCGCAGCCCCAGCGAAGGCCCTCCCTGACGACCCGGCTGTCCCCGGCGTCGAGGCCCCGGCCCCGAAGCCAGCGGCCAAGAAGGCGACACCCGCCAAGAAGACGGCGGCCAAGACCCCCGCGAAGAAGGTCACGAAGGGTAACGTGAACGCATGACCACAGCCGTCACCGCTGCCCCGCTCGCCAAACTGGCCGACTACCTGGGCCTGTCCCTGGCAGCGATCACGGCCACCGTTGGCATGACCGACGCCCAGGCCGCGCAGTACCTGGGGATCTCCCCGGCGCAACTGGTGGCCGGACGCGCGTCGAACACCAACGAGTTCTTCACGTCGATGGCCCCCGCCACGGGCACCTCAGCGGGTGGCACGGCCACGGTGCTGACCGGCAAGGGCTTCACGGGCGCGACCGCCGTGCAGTTCGGCGGCACGAACGGCACCGCGTTCTCGGTGGTCAACGACACGACCATCAACGTGACGTCCCCGGCGAAGGGTGTCGGGGTCTACAACGTGGCGGTGGTCAGGCCGAACGGCAACATCGTGAAGCCGTCTGCCTGGACCGCGACGTGAGGCTCCGCCTGCTCGGCGTCGCCGTCCTGGCTGCGGCTGCGCTGCTGGTCCCCGCCAGCCCAGCCTCGGCCGACACCGTCGAGTCCATCGCAACCCGCTGCGCTGGCGCCCCTGGTGCGGAGTGGCGTCTGCTCTACCAGGGTCCGTCCTCGGGGTATGCCCGGCTGTACGTCTACATCAACATCGTGCCCGGCGGGAACTCGATGTACTGCGGGATCGTCGACGTCCGCGACGCCTACGAGGGCACCAATTTCTACACGTCCGCTGGGATCTGCTCATACGAGTTCACGGACACGCTGCCCCACGCCTGCCGTGAGTACGACGACGACGCCGGGGACTTCAGTCAGTACGCGGGACCGGTAAAGGCCCACGCCTATCTGGCGTCCACGCAGGTCTCGTACTGCGTTCACGTCTGGGGTGGCCGCAGCAACACGAGCCACGTCGGCCTGTTCGGTCAGTACGACCTGGTCGACTGGAACAACTGCTAGAACGGGTCT